GGTGCTTCCGTTGTTGTAGTTGAAGTCGTAGTCGTAGTTGGTGCTCCTGTTGTAGTACTTGTAGTTGTTGTAGTAGGTGCTTCCGTTGTTGTAGTTGAAGTCGTACTCGTGGTACTTGTAGTTGTAGTTGGAGCTTCTGTTGTAGTAGTACTTGTAGTTGTAGTTGGTGCTACTGTTGTTGTACTTGTAGTACTTGTTGTACTTGTAGTCGTAGTAGTTGGTGCTTCTGTTGTTGTACTTGTAGTCGTTGTAGTTGGTGCTACCGTTGTTGTACTCGTAGTCGTAGTTGGGTTATCAAAGAAATCTATAACACATCGGTTTCTGTCGTTGTGTACTCGTAGTGTAAAGTCTGCTGTAAATCCTGCTAACTTATTATCGAACCTGTCTACGAATGGTGTGTATGTAATGGAGGTTATGATATCAAATCCACTTACCGACCTTCCTGTGTAGTTGGTTAGGTCGTTTAGAACCCCAAGAGTATTAGCATGAATATCAACAACATCATCAGTACCGTAGAAAGGTATGTCTTGTTGGTTGTCTGTTCCTTCACTTTCGTTTGCTTTGTATTTGATTTTGTCTGCAACCAATAACTGTATCGAGTAGTCAGTATAACTTTCGTCTACCGATAGTGATGATATAAACACATTTCCAAGTGGGTATATAGGGAAGGTTTCGTCATCTAAATCAAATAGGTCACCTTGACTTACTCGTTCTATACTTGGATGTAGGTTCATCAGGTCTCTGAAGTAGTTCAGGACATTGTAGTATAACGCGTAGTTTGTATCCGTATTATTGAATATAGGATTTAGGTTAGTCATAAGTTGATTCCACTAAAATACTGATTCGATTGGTCGGGATATACTTGTGTTGAGTTTCCTACTGACTCCAAGAACTCTGGTAGTTCGTTTGAGTATGCGATTAGGAAGTCCTGTAATCTCGTGGAATAGTATTCTGCGTTATCACTTGCTTTACCTTGTAAGTAATCTAATTCGTTCTTTGATGGAGCAACGGATGTTTCTGATTGGTGTTTTTGTGCTCCTGCACTTTTGAATTGTACGGATGCAAATGGTATGTATTCCACACACGCGTACCATATAAGAGTTGGTTTGATGTATTCAGTCATCAACTCTTCGTATCTTCCTGTGAATGATGTACCTGATGTTATATCGTCTTGTAGTTTGTTGTATAACACAGTACCGATGAGGTTGAGTATATACTTTTCTTGTGCCGTTCTTACGAATGGTAGTAATTGGTCTGCATCAACTGCTCCACCTAATGGTGTGGTTTTTATGATGTCGTTTCTTGTTATGAATAATGCAAAACTCATAGTATCTCGTATTCTTCTGATGAGAATGCTTTGGATGGGTTGAGTAATAACTCTTCCTCCATTTGTTCTTCATCTTGGGTTTCTGTGTTTATCATTGCGTCATCTACATCCTCTTGTGCTTCTTCTATTGTTGAGTCAGTATCTTCTGCAGTATCTGCTAATATAACAAGTGGTGTGAGTTGTTCTATGTAAAGGTCTCTCTCTCCATACCCACCTTCTATTAACGCGTAGTATAGTGCATCAAGGACTAATGACTGAAACGGTTGTATCGTCATTGTTTGGAAGATTGAGTATGCTGTCTTCATTTCTTCTGACTGACTACTAAATCCGTTGTTAGCCGTCCTAATACCGAAAAGTAGGGGTGACACTATCCTATGTGCAACAAGTATCCTGTCTTGTGCGTATTCAGCGACATATTGGTATTTCTCGTGTAGGTTCTCTACTTGTATACTCTCTACTGTTGGTGCAGCCTCTTTATCATCGTTGAAACTAACCATAAACCTTCCTGCGTTCTTTGTACCTGTGAACTTGTGTTCTATCATATTCTCGATAGTATCTCGTTCTTCAGGTGCAGGAACTCCATTGTTTAGGTTTACCATTACAAGTGGTAGGAACCCGTTTTCTATGTTGTTTATGTGTAAGTTTGACAGTTCTGCTTCTACTTGACTAAACTGTAACGCACTTATCCAATCAGGTAGTGAGTAATAGAACCTACTTGGTTCGTATTCCTTGATGTATAGTATCTCTCGTTCTTCGTTTGATGTACCAAATGATGGTATCTTAATCTTTTGTTTCTGTTTCCTCATATCACTCCAATCCGTACAATAGTAGTAGTTCTCTACTTGTGGAGTTACTGTAATTTTCTCTGCTCTGAGGAGTTGTACGGGTATGTGTGACATCTTTACTATCTTCGTATGTTCTTTATTCCACTTTACTTGGAACGCAGCATTACCGTATAGTTTGAGGTCGAAGAATACCTTTCGTAGGTCTTCCCCTTTTACTAACCTCTGTAATTGTGTGGAGAACTCTTCGTCGTTTGTAGTAAGTCCTTTACCATACAACAGGTCTGCTGTTCCGTCTACACACGCAGCGTTGGTAGTTGATGTATTATACGCTTCCGTTAGTTTCTCGTAGTAGTCATCCTGATGTTCTATACCAATTGGTATCCAATCGTATCTTGTCTTTGTATCTTCCTTGACATCAGGTACATCTTGACGAGTTAGTTGTAGGACGGATAAGTGTTTGTCTTTTTTCATAAGATTATGTACTCATTTGTGCTGATTGAAGAGGAGTAGTTGTTTCGTTGTGTTTTATATTCTGTTTTGTCTATACTCTGTGAACCGAACACTTGTATAGTTCCTCTCCATATTGTAGTATCGTTGTCTTGTATGGTTGCTCTGTATTCTGTACCTTCTGTACCTGAAATACTTGCAGTAAATTCTAATAAATTCTCGTAAGGTGTAAATGTATAACTCCCTGATAAATCTACTGAACTTGTTTCGAGTGTATACATATTCTCTAACTGTAAAGTTAGGTTTCCTGAACCTGTATCCTCTGTTCGTATCGTAAATCCGTCTGTCTGTGATGTGTAATAGGTGAGCATAGCATATAATGTTGTCTATACTATAACAACTTAACTTTACTTTTTCTATTGGGTATGAAAAAACCCACCCTAAATGAATAAGGTGGGTTTTTTAGTATGTTATGAAAGTTCGTGCTTACGAAGGAACTATTGTAGGTGGAGTTATACCTGCGAATGGGTCTTCAGGGGTACTACCACTGATAAACGCTGCAGGGTTCTTTTCTTCACCTGTCATGGTTATAGAATATCCATATAAATCACCAAGTGCTGCTCCCGTTTGGATTGTACCTGCTGTGAGGTCACATCCTTCTGCTAAACCTGCAACAAGTGCTTCACCATTCTTTGTATGAACGATGATTTGTGGTCTACCCTTTGCTAAAAGTTTTAGTTGGGTAGTCATCTCGTTGGTTAGTTTTTTGAGATTTAGGGTTAGTTCTTGGCTATAGAATGTTGTTCCATTTTCCCTTGACGAATTAACAGTTTCTGTATAAGCACTTGTACCTTTCAGTTCGTAGTAGTAAACAGTTGAGCCTGATGGGAGTGCTGTTACTAAATCATCCGCATCTTGTGTGAATGACCCTGTTGAATAGTTTATAAAGTATACACCTTGTAAACCACCAATACTCTCCTTACAAACTTCTTGTCTACCTGCTGTTAAGTTACATGTACTCATGTTGTTGTCCTGTTAATGGTTATTAGTATGCTCCGTAGTATACGATGTCTTGACCGATAGCGAACTGTGTACCTGCTGTATATCGCATGATTACACGGAAGTTCTGTGAACCGTCAATATCTGCCATATCCAATACTTTCACTTCGTTGTAATCGGACATTAGACCTGTACCAAAGAACAAGTTTGATTTCTGTGCTGCAACAATCTTGTTAGCAGAGAAACCAGGTGCGTGTACGATTTCGATTCCGTTAAAGTTGTATGGTTTCTCACCGACGTTTAGTTGGTTGTTGAATGAACCTACGTTAGTTTGTCCTGCAAGTGCTTCTTGGTATGCTTTTGCTACGTTAGTAGAAGCGTAGATAAGTAAATCTTCTTTACCGAATACTGTGTCAGGAATAGTTTGATAAACTCCGTTGAGTGTATCGATTACGTTAGC